TAGAGCAGTAGCTCTATTTACGAACATCATATTTTCCTCAATAGCGCCTTGCTTGTCAAATTCAGCAAGAATAGCATCGAACTCAGCTAAGTCAGTAGCAGCATTAACACCAGTAATACCAGAAGTAACATTACCTCTAGAAGTAATAGCAGCAAATAAACCTTCACTACCCCCTGGGTTACGACCAGATGAGTAATAACCAGTATCATCAGTTTCGCCAGCGTCTAATATATGAGACTCAGCGTTAACTAATTCAGACTCAATACACATCATCTCAACGTAATCGTTAAAACGAGTTCTTGTGTCACCAGCGGCTTTTAAATACCATAAGTATCCACTTTGTCCATCTTCACCAGATATTTCAACCCAACCAATTTGAGAAGCATCAGATCCTGAGATCTCATAGTAATCTTTCATGATTAGTGGTTTATTAGAACGAGATACGTGAGTTGGTTTAATAGCCTTGTTTGTGCCAGTTCCTTGTGTAAGTCCACCTAAACCAGTTGAACCTTTTTCCCAATCAGAACCAATAACTACAACTTGCGTGTTTGCTAAAGTTGCAGATGATCCATGAAATGGAGCGTCAGCCCAAGTTTCTTCACCGTAAGGTATGATAGTAACAGCTTGATTGTTAACTAAAACTACTTGACCAGTCCCTGACCAACCAGCGTTAGCTACTAAACATACGTCATATAATCTTAAACCGTGATCAGCTATAACATAACCATCACCAACTATATTTCCGTCAGAATCACTAACTACAGTGAAAATATTTGTGTTTGTTACTAAACTTCCTATACAAGATACATGTAATCTACCTTGTTCAGACCATACCACCTGATCAGATGACATAGCCTCTTCTGCACCAACTTGAGAAAGGAAACCAGAGATTGTTCTATTACCGAACACTTCAGCTTCTTTTTCCATTAAGTCAGGCAGGTATTGTTGTGACCAATCGTTTGAGCCACTTGTAAAATCGATATAGTTTGTTTGCAGCGTCTGCTTCATTGCAGCCGGCGTGTTATTCAAACTAGATCCTCCTGTAATTGCCATAATTTATAATTTTTAAAGTTAATTTCTCTTTTTATTGCTTTTAATTTTAAAAGATCTGTTTGATATATCAGAAGCGGAATCGCCTAAGACTCTATATTTAACTCCTCCAACGTTTACTTCTCCATGAGTTTGACGGGGATTGGTATTAACATTTTTGTCTCTAGCTACTCTAGCCTTTGTAGCATCTGCCTTGCCTTGTTCATAAAAATGATTAGCAATAGCGTCAGGATTCATAGCGGTAAATATAGATTTATGATAACCAGCAACATCTTCTATCCCTGTTTTATCTTTGTTAGCAAATTTGTTAACAAAGTTATTAAGATCACTTTGTGTTTCTCTTACCTTATCTACATCTTTCACGTTATACCTATACTTTTTGTCTCCAACTTTAAAATCAAAACCTTTGAAATTATCATTAAAAACGGTATTGGTTCGTTGCTTAAAAGCTTCAGTATCCCTCTGATTTTTTTCAGATTCTTTTTTATGTCTATTAAAGAAATCAATAGCTTTTTGTTGTTCAGGGGTCAACTTTGACCCAGCCTTGATATCTTCATAGTATTTAGACTTTTGCCCGTCTAAGTGGGCTTTCGCCATGGCAACTTGCTCTTTTAAGGCGATTTTCTTTTTACGAATAGTTCTCTCATCGTCAACATCTTCGTTTACACCAAAATTATCTTCTAATAAAAAGCTTCTTTCTTCTGGCGTTAAATGAGATTTTGTATTTCTGTAATATTCGTCTAATATTTCAGAGTCATCCATTTTTTCAATGTCTCTGTTTAAATTTACATAGTCTTGCAAGTCACCACCTGTTTCGTCCATAAAATTTACAAGTTTTTGTACATTTTCAGGTAATGGTTTTCCAGTTATCTCTGATTCAATTATAGCATCATCAATTTCCTTTTCAACATTTTCTACCAAATCTTCAGTTGTTATTTCTTCTAAAACAGGTGTATTTTCCTGCGTATCAATAACTTCTTCATTTTTAACTTCTGGTTCTTCGACTATATTTTCTTTTTCTTCTTCAATAGGTTCTTCTTTAACCTCTTCACTTTCTTGTGTTGGTGGTGGTTGGCTTAAATCAACTTTAACAACACTATCGTCTCCAGCGCTTTCAAATTTAGATTTAAATTGTCCCTTTTCATTTCGTGGTTGATCCACTTTGTTTTCTACAACCTCTTCTATAGGTTGTTCGGTTGTTTCTTCAACAACTTCTTTGTTTAGTTCTTCCATAATAAAATTTTATAAAATATTAAATATTAAGCGCCAAATGCATCCATGTCAGCGTCTCCTGTAAGTATATCATTACCTGATGATTCAAAATTATTAAGTGAATCACCCTGATTTCTTTGATTGATCATTTGCTTTTGATGATCAGCTTGTCTATCAACTCTTTGATCTTTTCTGTCTTCTCGCATAGCTTCAGCTTGCTGCGTTGTATCTTTTTCTACTCCTTTCAATTTAGAATTTAATTCAAACTCCAACATCATAAGATCTTTTTTAGATTGAACTTCTTGTTGTAGATATTGAATTTTTAATTGGTTTTTTGTTTGTTCTAATTGACTATCTATTTCAGCTTGAGCTTGATTTTTTTGTATTTCTGCTTGTGCCGCTGCTTGCTGTTGTTGTTGTTGGGCTTGAGATTGAGCTTGTATGTTTTGTTGCTGCATTTGCTGATCTCGCTCTAACTTCTTTTTTCTTTTAACTTTAAGCAATTGATTAGCCAATTTTATATTTCTAATTTCACGAAGATCAATAGCATCATCTAGATCAAGCGCTTCTTTTGACAATGCTACTTGTATGTTGTTTTCTAATATAGCTTTCTCTTCTTCATCTGGTAATAGTTCTATAAAAATACCAAAGTCATAAAGATATAATTCTTTTAATTCCTCTAACGTTGCAACATTATGAGCGCCAATAGCTTGTATAAAAGCGTTTTTCGTTGGTGAATATTCTATTATATCTGCTATTCTTAAAGACAAACACTCACATCCTTGAGCCGTTAAGTATACCATTGATTGAAGAATATGCCTTGTTGCTGTATTAGAGTTTGCTGCGGCTAATTTTTGCACACCAACTAAAGCGTTTTTATCAGGCATACTACCATCTCTAGCTTCATTAAGTCCAGTTACATCTCTTATCATTTGTAAATAATAATTATAAGTTGAGATTAAACTTTGTATTTTATTACCACCAGCCCCATTTTGAATTTGTTGAATTGGTACTTTACCTGGGTTTTGATCTCCTTCAGATGTAAAACTCCTACCAATAACACTACCAGTTTGGAAGAACATGTTTAAAGCTTCTTGCGGATTATAATTTGTTCCGTTACCAAGATCAACTTCCGCTAAACCATCAACATCTAGAAAAACACCATCTGGTACCATTCTAGCCATTACTTGTTGCAACTTTAGATGAGTTAATTGAATCATATCAGCAAAACCTGTTATTCTACTAACTAAAGATTCTATTTTTCCCTTATACATTCTAGGTGCTACAATTTGATAATTCATTTTAACACGACTAAAATCAGAATCTGATCTTAACATATTAGGTACCATTTGCCATTTTAATAATTTTTGACACCCTATTAAAAATACACCCTCATACAACGCTTCAATTACTCTTTCTAATTTACTATATTCGCCATCCATGTTTTCAGGTGGATTAAATGTATCATCTTTTTGAATAACTTTTTCAGCACCACTTGATGTTTTTTTCAATTTATATACATCATTAGAATATGTTTTGTAATTGAAATATAATACCTCTATTTTATTTTTGTCTTTATTTAGTCTGTTATTTTGACCATAGTCGTAATTACTAGAATTATTTACTATTTCTTCTATGTCTTCTTCTGTTAGCTCAGGAAATTCTTTAACTAATTCGTTTATTGGTATTTCTTTTACTTCACCTACATAATATATATCATCAAAATAAGGTGATTCAGTATGTGAGTAAACTAGATTAGCAGGATCTACATATTCAACTTTAGCACCATCACTCCAATTAAATGTTGTTTTAGTTGCTCCTATACCTATTGTTGTTAAATCATATAAGCATCTTTTTCTAATCAAATCATAATCACTACCCTCTAATAAAACATTAAGTGCTTGTTCTTCTGCTAATTCAACTGATTGCTTGTAATTAAGTTGCATATGAAGCGCTAACTCTTCTTCTGTGTCAGGTAATTCATCTACTTTGTTTTCATATAAGTCAACATCAAAAGCAATCTTAGCCATTTCATTAAAATCTTTAGCTCTCATATCACGAAGTAAAGATTCCATATATTCAGTTCTTTTCGATACTCCGTAAGCATCTTGTGAAAAGCAATTTATTTCAAAAGTTCTTTGTGCCATTCCATTAACAACGATATCTACAAACTTAGGAATAATAGGAACTGGTTTCCAATCTAGATTTAGATATGATAAATCACCATTTATTGATAACTCATTTTTATATTTTTGTACTGATTGCTCACCTCTAGCATATAATCTTAATTGATGAAAACTATTTAAATTACCTCCAAATTTATTGTTAGTTCCCTCGAACCATTCAGATCTTATAGCTTTTGCGATCTTTTCCCCGTACTCATAAGACATTTTTTCAATATCACTAACTGCTTGAGATGGGAAACTTACAAAATTATCTATCATGTTTTTTGTTTTATTATTGTTGATTGAAATCCTTTGTTATTATATTTTGATATATTAAGGTTTAATGGTGATATTTTTCTTTCTGCAGTTGGTCTATATAAGTGTCTGTTACAAGCCATAATAGCTAAACCAGAACTAATAGTGGCATCATGCTTTGTTCTTTTATTTATATCGAACTTAGACCAATCATTTAGCGTTTCATTAAAATACATTGTTCCATAAGTGCCATCCTCTAATAATCCAACATGATCATTAATATACATTTCCACCGCAGCGGCATGAGCTTGTTTTATATCTTCACTAGAATTTGGCATTCCACCAACTTCTTTTTCTGTAACAGATAGTTTATTCCAAATTTTATCTGGTCTATTCATACTGAAACCTCTATATCCTCTCCTACGCAAATAATATAATAATCTTGGTTTATTATTCTCTGCTAATATTGGCATTCCATAAAATACTAATGCCATTAAAATATCTTCAAAAAATATCTCAGCCGTTTGCGGTCTAGCTATATATTCTAAAAAGAATGTATTAGCTGGAGCATCTTCCATTGAAAATTTTGTTAAACCATGCAAAGCTCCTTTTGATCCTAATCCATCAACTGTTCCTGATATATCATATGAATCACAACCAAACGCGCCTATATGTTCATTACCTGGATATTTTACGCCCTTCTTTAATATAACGTTGTTTTGTAATTTTCCATCAGGTACCCAACTAACTTTAAATCTTCCATTTGGATCTGGATTAAAAGTAACCTGCGTATCTTTAACCCCATTAATCCATTGAAAATTACCAATAGTTAATACAGATGAATTCCTGTTTCCTTCATTATAATCTATTTGTTCATAGATTTTAACAAGATTAAACAAACTATTTCCCGTCTCATCTCTAAACGCATGTTCTTCAGTTCTTGGAAACTGGCGGTAAAATTCATTTAAAGCATCTTGGTCGTCTTTTAAACCTTCAGCTTCATTATCCCAGTGGTCTACTACACCGTAATCTATTTCTACTCCATGCGGATCAAATGTTTCTTTATTGGGAGTATTAAATACAGGTTGCCCATATTCATCAATAAAACCTTCATAATTCCACTCCATAGGAATAAACAAAGAATATAAACCAGATTTAGTTTGTCCGTTTCTATTTCTTTTCGTCACATCAGAGTTATAATATAAATTTTTAAAATTATCACCTCCTTTATCTAAAGCGTTAGATGTGCTTCCCATCATACATTTACCTATAACTCTACTACCTAATCGTAAGCAAGTTTTTGTAACTCTCCAGTTATTTTTTATATTGTCGGGTCTTTCCCACTTACCACTTTCATCATGTACTAATAATGCTAATTTTTCCCCATCATAACTATTATCTCCAGTGTTCTTCCAATCAATAGTTGTATCTAATCCTTCCATATCATCTTGTTCCTCTCGTTCCCTCATTTTTTTACGAGTAAACTTTTTAGCAGGAACCCTATAAGCGAGCTCGGACTTTGGTCGGTCCATACCGTCCTGTATTGGTTTGAAGAAGAATGGATAGTTAATACTTATTGGTACCACTTTATCTGTAAACATCTTTTTTGCATCAGCACCAGTTTTAGAAAGTATCCCATATCTACTATCACTAGCTAATGTAGCTAAATTAACAGTTTCAGCTGAACTCATAAATGAAAAACCAGAACGTCTATTTTTTAAATAACACATCCCGTAACTTCTTCTATCTGCTTTACAAGCTTCCCAAAATATAAAAAACAATCTGTTTGCTTCTCTAAAATCAGGAGCACCAACATCAATCTTACTCCATTGTAAATACATGTAATGTGTACCAGTTAAGTAAGTTGGTTTACCATTATTCATAAACCAAAATCCTTCTTCTCTTCTTCTAAACTCTTCGTCTATATATCCATAATGCTTTTCTTTAAAATCATCTGGATAATCTTGCCAATCAAATACTGTTTTAATTCTTTTAAAATCAGGATTAGCTGGAAACTGTTTCCATTTTTGTTCTGATTTTATTTTACTACAAGAGTATATTTCTTTAGGTTGTTTTGGTAAAGCTATTTGAAAGCCTTGTATTTCAAGTATCTCACCAATTTGACCATTTTTACTAATAACAACGATATCATTTTCTTTGTTATATCCATACTTCCACTTTTTAGACTTATTAAGTCTTTTGATAGTGTTTAATTTTATGGGTTTTACAACCTTATATAATGTTTGTTTGTACATTATTTAGATCTACCTTCTGCAAATCCTTTAAATGTTGGCTTCTTTTCTTCTTCTACAGGTTTTCCTTCCAACATATTTTCTTCTTCATGGATTCTATTTAATATTTCAAAAGCATCAAATATAGCTAACTTCTTTGTAGCTGCAGCGTTCTTTAATCTATCTGCTGATATATCTTCATCTGAATCGACTATTTCTTCTCTAGCTACTTTAATTAATTCTTCAACCGCTTTGTGCCCAGCTTGGATTATATTCTTCTTCGTTTCCTTGATATTCATATTTAATTGTAATAAAATTGTTCATAACCCTATATAATCTTTCTCCATTAATAATAAATTCATATTCGCTACTTGGGTGAAAGCCAACTAATTCTTCTTTATTAAAAGTTCCATCAGAGTATTTAATAACCCCAATCAAAGGTCTTTCATCTTCAGTATTATATTTATTTATAGCTTTTAATGGTTTGATAAAACTATAACCAGGCATTGCTTTCCAACTTCCTTGTTTGTAAAGAAATATTTGATCTTCGGATATTAAATACTTGTTTTCTTTCCAATAAGACCTACTGTTCTTTTCTCTACCTTTAACATCGTGCCATCTTCTAAACACGTTGTGATGCACTATTACTTCATCACCCACTTTTAAGGGTGATTGAAATAATAATGGAGTAGCGATTATTTTTGCTAATCTATTTATATATTGATGATTATATATTTCAGTGTTAAGTACTAGTTCTTTGTCGTCGACTCGTACACTGTTATTATAGCGATCACCAATAGGACTGATAATAAAATCTTTATAAGCATTCATCAATATTCTAAATTATACTCAACTGATATGGCCATATTTTTATTAAAATCTTTCCAAGGTATAACTACTTTATCTTTTCTAATATAAATAGAATACTTATCTTCTTCTTCTATTATATCACAGATTTTATGGCCACCATAAACCTCTTGATCCACAGCGTAATGC